CTGTGGCGGCGCGGACTGTCAATGTATCAGCAATGTCGGCGCCTCGATTTGCAGGGCCTCCTTTTGGATTAAGTGCAAGACCAGTTGTTCCCTCGATGGCCTCTCTAAGAGTTTTTCCGGCGTCTCCTATAGTCTTGAATGCCTTGACGACGGCGCCATCCTCGCCGCCTATGGTTTTACCAAGTGTCCTAAGTGCTTCATTGACATTCTTAAGGTTTCCGGCCGTTTCAAGTCCCGCTCTCTTTTCTGGTCCTAAGATTCCTGCGGACATTTGTCTTGCAACTTCTCCAATGCCTTTTTGGAACGCTGTACCTGTCTGTATACCCTCTCTGAAAGAATTTGTCAACTCAATCATAGATCTTTCATATGGCATCTGAAAGGCTTTGATTCCCTCAGTAAGTTTACCCATTTCCTTTGTCAAGTTGCCTGACATTTTTGACATTATTGCAGCTGGGTCCTTTTTGGCCATCTTCTCTAAGTCTTTTGCAGCTTTAGGGGCTTCGCCTCTCAAGAAACGTCGGGCTTCATCCGGGGACATCTTTAGCTGGGTTGCTATAGCTTTAAGTTCAAATTTCTTGAGTTGGTCTACTCTTCCGCCGAACCTATCCTGAATGCCTTTTCTTATTACTTCTGCTCTTTCCGCCTCTGTTTTATTGAGAAGGTCAATACTGCTAAACATAGACTTACCAAGAATCTGATTAAGCCGGCCGGCCATTTGGGCAGAGCCCTCAAATGTATCCATATTTTCTCCGAAAGACTCTGTAAGCTTTCGAAAATCAACACCTGTGATTCTTGACATTTTTTGTAGTTTTGCAAAATTTTCATTTAGTCGAGTAGTTGAATATGCGAAGTTCTTTGCAAAATAGTCATAATCTTGCATCATCTTTCTTGGATTTAAAGCAAACTGTTTCTGCAAATCAACAAGTTCTGCTGTAAGCCCTCTTATTTCTTCTCTGGATAAATTAAATGACATAGTTGCAGTATCAACTATACTGGCGTATGCGTCTGTATCAAAGCCGGCGGCTTGAAGACTGGTTGCAGTCTCAAATATCTCTTCTCTAAATTTACCAGTCGTAAAAGCAACGGCTTGAAAGCCGTCCATCAAAGCTCTAGTTGCTTGCTGTTGAGCTTGCAGATTGCCTGTCAATTTTAAACTTCTATCTGCAGCCGAGGCGATGGCAGTGTCGAAATTATACATTGACCGGTCATAACCGGCTTTTGTAAATGCTTCCGCCTGAGTTCTAAGTTCCTTAAATTGGGCGTTTATTGCCGAAAATGGACCCAAGACGTTTTCTGTTGGCCCTTTAATTGCTTCAAGAGATTCTGTTAGAAATCTCTTAGCGTTTCCGACTCCCGCTTGCAGCTCTTCTTCTAGTCGACCCTTTATTTGTGAGCCGGCTCCGTCGCCGACTTTGCGAGCAACGTCGCTAGACAGCCCCAAAGATTTAGCAAAAGTAGTCTTTTGCCTATTTGACATCTTGCCAATTTGTTCAATAAGCTTTCTAAAATCTTCGTCTTTCATCGACATGAAACTTATACCCCTGTTAAGATACAAATGTAGCTATACAATATAAATAGGAAGTTTAATAATTTATTGCTGCTTGGATTGTTCTTCAAAATGCGAAACAAGCCTGTCAACAAACCACTCTCTTAGTCCGTTAGGCAAGCTGTAGGCTTCTGTAAAAGACCAGTTTCCATGCTGCATCAATACAAAGATATGTTCATACGTATTTTTCTCTACGTAATCCTTAGTCAGACCAAAACCAGCCCAAAGAGAAGGGCACCTCCTTGGTATCCTGGTGCCCACATGATTGGCACTGTACTTCAGCAGTAGACTTGACCTTTGGCATATTTTCGTTGTGCACAACTCTTATCTTTCGTGCATCTGCTGCTGGTAACACTTCCACCAACTTATTTATTTGTGACCGATCAGATATCCCTCCAGCTGCAACAATCACTGCTCTCAAAAACTCAAGCGTGTCGTTAAAAGGTAGTCCCAATTTTTGCTTTTGTGCACGAGACATTTCAAGATGCATTGTGTCTTCTGGGGTTAGAAGCTTTATTTGAACTTCAAGTTCTGCAACTGGCAGTTTAAACGAATATGTGTTGCTCTCTTCTAAATATTCCCAGTCTACATCTTTGTCTTCTTCTTGGTTTTCCAAGGACTCTTCGAGCATCTTAGTTAGGGAGATATCTAGCTGAACTTCTGCTCCGCAATTAGTACATGCCGTTGAAAAATTAACTATATCACCATAGCCAGTCTTTCTTGCAGTCATAAGCACCGCTATCTTATCACAGTCCATCAAGTCGCTGGCTGTAACCCCTGGTGTCATCATGATAGAGTCTATTAACTTATCAAATACTATCCCCTGCTCTATAAAACTAGTGTTTATCAGAATATCTTCTTCAGCTGCTGTGAGCGACTTAACTTCTACCTGCTCCACGCCAAACAAGGGACTATTTTGAGTATATAAGCGGCCGAAGCTTGGAAGCTTTACAATCTCAGTAGGCACAACAAAAGACAACCCGAAAGGGTTTATGTCTTGTTGTGGTGGGATTTGAGGCTGCGGTTGTTGTTGGGGGGCGGTATCTTGCTGTCGAACTTTAGTTCTCTGTCTATTACGAGACATGTTTCCTCTCTTTGTTTATATTAATCTTCTACTGCTGCATCATCAATAGCACCAGTTGCTGATGCTTGGCCACTTGGCGTATTGAATGACCACAAGCCGGAAGGTGAACGTCCACGACCCTTTATTGGGCCCTGAGCTAAACCTTCTATTGTTGCATAGTCATACTTGATGCTAACCTGAATATTCAAAAGTTCCTCAGCTGCATAATCAAGTGTATCAAAATTTACACTTTCTATTAAGGGGTTCTTTATAACCCAAGTCTCAATTGGCTGTGCACCGTCAGCGTCGAGTTGAGAAAGCTTAATCTCTGTACCCAGAGCTTCAACCATCCCTTTCTTGGAGATTGTTGCGGCTGCGGCCTGTGAATAGTTGTGAGGAATTATATATCCTGAATTCTCTAGAATTTTATAAAGACTCTTAGTCGAATCTGGCTGAACCGGGTCGACCAATGTAATATCAATAGGTTGCCAAGTCACGCGGCCAGGATAATAAAACTCATAATTAAGAAATTGGTGCGCCTGGTTCGAAACCTGAAAACTTGGCTTCTTTACGCTCTTTATAACAAACTGAGGTACACCCGACCAATAAAGAAGCCATCTAAACTTCCTTTTTGGCTCAACCGTTCTTTCATTCCAAAATGCCATTACATTAGTTCTCCTATTAGTATATATCTCTTTTTAGAAAAAATCAACTATTAATCATCAAAACTCGCGCCGGTTCTTGTTATAACAAAGTCAACAGCGATGAACTCAATAGCTCTTGCTGGCTTCAAGAAGATCTTAGCATACATAATGTTTCTATCGATAAGATCTGGAGTTGTCGTTGTTCTATCAAGGACCACTTTAAAATCTGTTAATCCCAATCTTGTCTTAACGCCCTCCAAGAAAGGCACAACTTGACCAGTAAAGCGGTTCCAAGTTGCTGGGACGTTCTGGTCGAACAAGAGCCCGTTAGCAATTCTTGAAATTTCTTTCTTGACAAAAATCAAGAGGCGACGGACGTTAATTCTATCAAGCGCCGATTGTGTCATCTGAAGTGTCTTTTGCCCAAAGACAACTAGGCCTTCAGAAACAAAAGAAGCAATCGGGTTGATATTTGCTTCGTACAGTCTATCTCTTTCCGAAGAGAGCAGCTGCTCTGTGACTTGTAAGACTGGAAGTCCAGCATTGCCTTCATTGAGGCCCCCGCGGTTGAAACCGGCAGGAGCAAACCAAACCTCATCGCGTTGCTCAGTGTATCCCATGATACCAAGTGCAACGACCGAAGGTGGAGTCCAGACGTCTCTTGCATTAATGGTGTCCCTAATTTTCACCCACGGATAATAGGCTGCACCATAACTTGAATTTATCTGTCTTGCAACAAGGCTTTTTGCTGCCTTTGCTGGGCGGCCAGCGGCCGGCAGTCTGTCCTTGAATGTGTCACACTTTGATTGAGCCGGGGGAACATAAACGTCAGGCAAATCGATGACCGCTAAGGCGTCTGCTCTTGCTTCGCAAACTTGAATAAGCTTTGTAGTCAAAGTCGTATTTGTGATACCCGGCATAGCAGCAAGGTTCATCTCTAGTGCTTCTGGGTCTCTTACCAACTCTATTGCTCTATCAACAGAGGCGTGAGCGTAGCTGTTTCTTGTTGTTGAATCTGTTCCGATGACCCTCATGTTAAATGGGTCTGCTTCTGTTACATCAACGCCGTCAAAACCGCCATGGAGCGGCATCGAGAAAGAATCAACAACCCTCAAAAGCTCTATGGCACCGCCCATGTTAGAAGTGGCTGTGTATGCTCTTTTTGCTTTACCGCCGCTGGTTACAGAAGCCTTGTGTGAGCCCGAAACGAAATCGACCTCAACAGGCGTATAGTTGGTGAGGTCATTACTGAGGGCTTGTGCTCCGGAAAGGTGCACCTCGTCCAAGGAAAAGACATATGCATGAAATGTCCCTGCAGATGCGATGCCGGTTTCTTGTGCCGTTCTGAAGCTTCCAAAGGTGGGAAACTTTCTCAAGTATTCTTTCATTCCTCTGTTGACACTTGAATAATTAACACCCTCAGTGCCAATGCTCTTTTCATACGGCGAACTCCCCATCACATATTTTGCTGCCAAGTCAGTACCCAAAGAACCTGTTGTAACATGTGGAGCAGTTGGCCAGCGGAGTTTAAGCTCTTCAGAGCCTGTAATGTTTACTATTGTGTGACATGCCCAACCAGCGTCTGGAAGGTCGTAAGTGTCGTCGTCTGCGACATGTATATCCGCTGGCTTTATTGGGCCAAGATAACCAAAAGGAACTGACTTTGGATTGTCCGGACCTTTTTCGCCTACATCGGCGCCCATTTCCACTCTTATATAAGATGAGCGATTTGGGTAATTGCCATACACCTTGTTTCTCTTTTGTGTTGCGTCCCACTCGAAGTACTGGTCTCCGATTTTTCTTGCAATGAAGTTGTCAGAATTAGGATTTAAGTTTAGGTTCTCAAAGCTGTCGATAACATAAATCCTACCCGACCTCATTTGCTTTACAACAACATCAAATCTACCAAACTGATTTGGGTCTCCTGTTTCTGCTATCTTTATATTTTCTATGCAAACATGCAGGTCTAAACCTTGCTCCCCTTCCTGTATCGCGTGGAACCTAAATAGTTTTTCAAGCTGAAGGGGGTCATAACTGGTTGCGGTGCCTACATACTGCGGTATAACCCAGCCTGACCTTGCTGCAGAAAGCGAGTGATTTACCGACTTAAAATCTGTCATGTTTGCATGAAGTCTAGTAGTAAAAAGCAATGTGCCATGGCCTAAGTCAGCCCTCTTTACTTCTTCGTATGTTTCTTCAAAGGTCTCTCCTAGCCAGTATTTATCGGCAAGAGTACCTGATGGAGGGGTAGATATTTGAGAATTAACAGCAACTGGACTAGTATTTAATGAATCTCTAATGTAATTGCTGCCCCTTCTAAAGGAAACATTTTTTACTAGTCCAAAATTGCCGGTGCCGGAGATTGCTATATCAAAAGAATCATTAGAAGCAAGGACTGCAGTGGTCGTGAGGGTGCCGGAAGCTTGGTTATCGTTAGCGGCGGCTGTTACACCAGACATTATTGTAGCTCCGCCAACGCCAACACCGCAATTAACATCATTGCTATAGACAATCCCAACAAGCGATGCACTAATGATGGCGCTAATTGCATCCATGTTTGTGTTGTGGAGAACAGATGATGTTACTGCTGGTGCGGCAAAAATGCCAAAGGCCTGCTCTGTGTCCCAACCGGGATGAGCTGCGGCAGTATCGCTGGCATCATCGCCGGCCACACCCAAAAGTCTAATAACTGTAACAGGCGAATTTATATCCGCCCTAAGATATGCCTGTGCGGCATATGGTGCATAAGCTGACGCAAGAAGTCCGTTGCCGTCACGCCAAGGGTCTTCCCCTTCGTTGCCTGGTACTGGTTCGCCGAATATTTCTACAAATTCTTGAAAGGAGTTCACTTTCACCGGCTTCATAGCTGGGCCGCGGCGGGTTCTACCTATAACTACTGGTCCTACTCCACCTGGAATCTTTGGTAATTGACTGTTATCAATCTCGCTTAGAAAAACACCAGGCGAGACAAACTTAAATTTCTTTGCGGACATACGAATAAATCTCCTTAAAATCAGGCCTTACTGAAAAGTAAAATATTACTTTAATAAATAGTTTTATGATTTTTGAAAAGAATAAAAGAAAAAAAGAAGGCCTCGGGCGGATGCCCGAAGCCATTTTAGTGGGGATATTAGGTGGGAATATTATTTCTGGATGTATTTAATGACGACTTCATCAGAAGCATCGATTGCATTAGCGTCAACAAGCGTGATTTGTGTGAAGCTTCCATTGATGGAGTAGTCACCACCAGCGATGCTAGCGTGCAATGAACCAGACTGTACCTGGAAAATACCGTTTACATAGACACTAACAGCAGCTGCCGAGGAAGCTGTCTGAGAGAGTGTAAACACCGTACCGCCAGTACCAGTGCTAGAAGAGGACACAAAGTGATCCTCAACACTGGTGATGCTTAGCTGACCACTAGATGCCTGAAGGCCATTGCTAGCAACTCCAGAAACCAAGTCTGCAATAGACTCAATCTTGTTGGCGCCGGTTGCAGCTCCATCTCTGAAGATGAAGTGGTCAGCGGAGACGTCGACTGTACCAGCGTAAGAGCCCGCAGCAGAAACATCAGCAACTGCGTTAAGCTCTGCTGCAGATGCTGCAACGAGCGTGCCGGCAAGCTTAAGGCCCGTAGAGCCGTCGTGAGCCGCAATGTCAACATTTCTGCTGGCATCCATCTTTATTGAGGTTGTTGTACCGTGGGTGGAGCCAACACCAAGTTCAAGAATGTCGGTTCCATCATCTAGACCAATGCGGAAATCTTGTGCATTACCGTCGAAGACCAACATTGTGTCTTCTGCGCCGGCGTCACCAAGAACAAGCTTTGGATTAGTACCAGCAATAACAACACCAGCAGCTGGCTGATGAATTCTTAACTGGTCGGTGCCGTCTTCGTCGTATTCAATTCCTGCGTCACCGCCAGAACCAAATTCGATTTTAACATCGTCGCTAATTCTTAGATTGGCGCCGGCGTAAAGAAGAACGTCATTTCCATCCTCATCATATTCGAAAGAAGCATCTCCACCGATACCAAACTCAAGCTTAGTATCATCATCTAGACGAAGACCAGCACCAGTATATACAACTCTATCCGTTCCGTCTTCGTCGTAATATATTCTGGCATCTGTGTTTGTGCCAAAAACAAGTTGCTTGTCATCGGCGATAGCAATACCTGCGGATGCTGATAATGGACCGGTGGAGGTGATGGTGTCCGCGTAAGCATTACCAAGAGTCACCGCACCGTCGAAAGTAACAGCCTGCTCGAAGGTAACAGCTGCACCTGCAAAGCGAAGCTCATCTGTACCATCTTCATCATACTCAATAGTGGCATCCCCGCCGGCACCAAATTGAAGTTTGATATCGTCACCAAATCTCATATCTGCACCTGCATAGAGAAGAACGTCGTTTCCGTCTTCATCGTACTCGAACGAAGCGTCGCCTCCGGCACCGAACTGGAGTTTGATATCATCTCCAAATCTCATATCTGCACCAGCATAAAGAAGGACGTCATTGCCATCCTCATCATACTCAAATGATGCATCACCACCGACGCCGAATTCTAGTTTGGTATCATCTGCAAATCTCATGCTGGCACCAGAATAAAGAAGGGTGTCTGTGCCATCTTCGTCATACTCAAATGACGCGTCGGCTCCAGTACCAAACTCAATCTTAGTGTCATCAGAAATTCTCAGGGCACCACCGGCAACAGTCAAGACGTTAGCAGCATGAGTAACTGTAACATCACCTTGCGCGAAG